CTTGTAAGAAAAGGGGAATGTCTTCGTGAAGCCAGTTGAGACTCGCGTAGATCGCTGATCGCCTTGAGCCACCTTGCATCACTCCGCGACCAACTTCGTTTATCATCTGCATCAGGGGAATTGGACCGCTGGACAATCCACCAGTACGACTCAGCGGCCGCCCTGATGGACGGAGAATAGAATAGTCGATCCCAATGCCACCCCCAGTCATTAGACAACTCACTGCCCTTTGTGTTACTGCTGCCCATTCTTCTCTCGTGTCTTCCTCTGCACGTAGCAGAAAACAATTGTTGAAGTAACTATTCTTACGACCAGAGTACCAAAGATAACGACCACCAGGAATGAACTTCATCTCTTTGATATACTCTGCTAGCTGTGCCCTATCACCATCAGACATGAGTGCACGATCCGTACCCCATCGTGTACCACACACATCTTCTACAACACGCTCGGCTAGAGCATCCCATGTATCATCTGGACCTTGAGCATATTTGTTATGAAAGATATGTTCAGCTAGGCTATTTTTGAAACGGTTTTTTTGCATTGTAAATGTAATCCTTTATCTCTTGTTCTCTCTCTTGTTCTCGTAGTTGTTCTAGATAAACAAGTTTGTATCTACGAATCTCATGTAGCTCTTTCCGTTCTGAATTAGGTGTACTCGTCTTCTCGGTAGTCGCCATCTTCTTCATCTTCATCGTAGTAGTACTCTCGGATTCGTTCTTGTTTATCATAGATCTCAGCTTCAAGTAGATCAACTAACTCAACAGAAGTCAAGTCAAGAATCTCAAGAAAGTCTAGCTCTGTTTCTTTTTTCAATTTTTCTTTTAGGTCTTCAAAGGTAATCATTATGGCATCCAGTTAAATAATCCAGGTGCTTCCTTGGATAAGATATTATTAATTCTTTTTGCTACCTCGCGGATCTCCCATTGTGCATGTGTATCAGCACGTAGTGTGATGAAGTCAAGCCAAGCTTGGAAGTTTCCTGTAACAATAAGTTCTGTTGTGGTGCCTTCTGGTAGCACAAATCTAGCATCTTCTTTCTTCATGCCATCAGCGATCAGTTGCTTATATAGTTCCAAACATTTGTTATAATGTGTATGGAGTAATGTGGCGTTGTCTGGTGATGATGGTGGATAAACAAAGTCTGCGTTGTCTTCCTTACAGTATCGTTGACTTCGTTGCAAGAAGTCGAGGTGCTTACTCCTTACGAACTGATGAGAACAGATCCGGCTAATACCGCTGACATGAAAAGTAGCATGAGCAAAGCGGAGTGTAGCCAAATGCCCTCTGTCCTTGCACGCGATAGCCCTTTTTTCGCAAGCCTCATCAGCGTGACTAGAGTTATAACAAATAGCAGCGTACTTGCCGATAGAATTGAGAGGGTTAGAAGTAATGTCAAGAAGCTCAACGTGCATCACCATTCCTTTGTTTTACATTCATAGCTACGTACCTTTAAGTTAAAATCCTTCATTGGCTTGCAATCCATCTCGTTGTTTATCGTTGAGTACTTCGAGGTGGGCAATAAGAGCAGTAAGATAATCACGCGCCTTATATAAATCTTGAATACCTCCCTTGTCTTGCCATCGTGCCACATATTTCATGATGTTCCCTTCGGCAAAGCCAATGTTGTGTGAGATAAGATAGTCCATTAACATGGTAGATTTATAGTGTTTGGGTGGTAGCATATTTCTTCCTCAAGTATTTTAAACTGACAAACATTTCATCATAGGTTCCATTGTTTACTTCGTGGAGCATGACGAGTCCTCTGAAATGGTTGTTGGATTGGTGATCGAGGTATCCCTCATTATGTTCATAGCAAGATCCCGCGATGATACAAGTAATGGTAGACCCATCCGGTCGTTTTCCATATGCAACCTGCTTGCCTTGCTGATGCCCAGCCACGCAAGACATATGCATTTTTGCCACAAGAGCACTAGCGGTTGTAGCAGGACGGCCAAGTACACCTGAAGGAAAATAGTGACAGTATGCAACTCCGTCAATAAAGACTGGCTTAAGAAAGTCGTGTACCTCCCAAGCTTCATAAGGTAGGTCTTCATACTTAATTAGTCCTTCAAGTTTTGGGTCGCTATTGACAGCCCGCATGATCCTTTGCTCATGGTTTCCAAGCGTGAGGACAAGGCGTGGCTTATACTGCTTCTCTTTATTACGCTTCGCCTTAGCATTGAACTCCACCAAGGGAGAGAGCAGGACATCCATTGCTTCCCTGGCTGCCTTAATGTCTTTGACATATCGTTTACCTTCAAAGTTCTTTGTACCTACATCATAACTGCTGAGGCTTTCCATGTCAACAAAGTCACCAAGATGCACGATGACCTCTGGTTGTTTAGCTACAATGTATTGTCCAATGTGTGACAGGTATGTGTAGTCTTCACCGAACTTAATTTGTGTGTCTGGGATAATAAGATGGGTAGTCATTCATTTATCCAGTGTTTGATTTGGTCTGTGTCTTTGATGGAGCAGTATTGAAAGTTATACTTTTCAGCCCACTTTCCGTGCGTCATCTTGGTGCCTCCGCAGAGTTTATTTGGATTGTCAAATACAAATCGGAGATCAAGTTCTGGATGTTGTTCTTTGAGCAAGACGTACTTACGCCGTTCTGCATGGTCACTAAGATATCCTTTTGTTTCGATGAGCTTGCCATTTAGTAGAGTCCAATCGACAGTATAGGTATGATGAGACTCTGGTACTGTGTAAGGTATGCGAGTAACTTCATATTCATATTGTACATCCAAGTCTTGTAAGATTACTTCAAAGCGTTCTTCTAATTTAGATCGTCGTTTTGTACTAGTCATTAAAGAACTCATAACGATAACGGATGGTTGCAGTATTCAATCCATAGTCTTGTTCTTGCAAGCTACTGGTATGCTCTACATGGATACTGAATCCATTATAAGAATAACCAATGGCAGCAATGCCAAGAGGATTGCTTGAGCAGTCATAGCGTTTTAGTTGTGGAGTCCAATCACTAATACAACCATTCTCAATTGTGTTTGGTCCTAGTGTGGTACCAATACCTAGTTCAATATATGGACCAGCCCAAGCTGTAGAGATGCTTAGAAATAAACTAAGCAGCGCGATTTGTAGTTTTTTCATTTACTAAATCCAATGCTGATTTTTTGCTTGCATAATTGCCTTCCCAGTCCCATTGCACGGGCCACCACACATCACTAGCTTCGTCATGATATGCGCCATTTAAATACCATCCCTCGCGGATATAATACAACTCAACAGGAGAGCCTGCTCTTGTTGTAATTCGTTTGGTAAAGTCAAGTCGAGATCCTGATGCCATATACTATCCTTATGTCGCATGATCCATAGGCAGTTAGCATTCATCAAGAAGCGATCATAGTCATCATACTTACTAAGTACAACTTCCATACACTCTTCATTAGTCTCACATGGATCAATTAGTTTACCTGCTTTTACTGGACCCAAGCCACGGACACCTATGATATTGTCAGAGGTATCACCAATCAGCATTTGTTTCCAGAAGAATTTATCACCTTCTGCTTTAGTTACTGTTGTGTACTCTCCATATTGTTGTTTAGTCCAGTTGAAATGCTTACCTGGAATCATAAGTAGATCTTTGTCAAGAGAAGCGATGATGGTATCTTCTGTTTGATTACAACCCAAACAATCATCGGCCTCGATATTATGTGAGAGTTTCGCTCCATGCTCAGTTACAAGATACTCACGACACTCTTGTAGATAAACAGGAGGCACCATATCTTTACGATTGGCTTTGTAGCTTGGGTTAATATCTTTACGATAGTTATTACTACCTGTTAGCCAAGCTTGATACTCTTCACAATCCGCTGCCTCCAGAATCTCGCGTAGCAGTTTCTCTACACGATATAAGGCAACATCAACAGGATCATCTTCTTTACATGTAGCCGCACAGCGATAAGCGACTAAATCAACTAAGCGTCTACGAGACAAATGTGATGACTCATAGACGGCGGCCCTCCTTGGTTAGACTAGATACTAACCCTTTCTGGTTTGCCCTACGATACTGTTGGTTCATACTATCTCTCCATTCAAATTTACTATAACCCATACCACGCCTTGCTGCATTGGTAGTTGTTTTACACATATTATGTAAACCATTCCAAGAGTTTTTATTCTTTGGAAAATCTTCATGTATATGATACATCTTACAAGCTGTACAATAATGATGCTTGTCTGGATGGTAGCCATCCGCTAATACATCTTGACGAGCATGTAATAGTTTATGGTATTTGTCTGTACAAACAACTAAATTATTTCTTTTGTTGTTTAATTTATTACCATCAATATGATGTACAACTTCTGTGCGTTTTAATTTCCTACCTAATGCCTGTTCGACAACAAAACGATGCACTGATTTTTGTGTTTGTTTTCCTGTTGACATTGTAGGATAACCATTAGCATCAATCCAACTATGCTTTATCTTTGCCACGAGATCAGCATCAACAAGACAGATCATACGCGCATTTTCGTATCATAGATTCCCATTCCTTTTGCTTTGATAGCTTGTGGTGCATGTTGGAATACTGTTTTAGTAGAACCACATCGTGGACACTCAACATCACCATGATTGTGTGTTAGTTTTTCAAATAGCTCACCACACTTTGTACAAAGATAGTCATTTAGTTTTAACATAAGCTCTCCTAACAAGGGGCCGTGGCCCCCGTTTAGTTTAGTAAGGTACGTCGTCGTCAGGTAGCTCAGGCAATGCTGCCTTAACTGGTGCTACCTCCGTATCAAGAACATAATCCTCATAGTGACGGGCTACTTCAAGTACCTCATCAACAGTTGGATTCTTCTTGTCAGTCTTTAGCGTAGCGATAGCTGCATTGATTGACGATTGACGTACAATATATACTTGCTTCTTTGCACGCTCATCCGGTGTTTCATATGTAGATTTTGGTGATACCATAGTTTTACCTCCACTTGATGGGCTTGGTGTAGCGCTCTCTGGTGCATCTTCACCTGTGCTTACCCAATCCCAGTACCCAGCATCATTTTTAACGCGCTGGATGGTGAAGATAGCACCGGCAGCGGCATGTTTGAAGGTGTTGAATACTTCCTTGTGATTGAATGATACAATCTTCTTTGCTTCAACCTTATCTTGGAAGGTAAGGTTCTTGTAAGTAACTTCTGCAATATCATAAGAACCCTTTTGGGTTTTCTGGGTGGATACTTCTACAGAAATAACTTTAATTTGAATAGCTGACATTTATAATCTCCTAGTGTAAGTCAGACATGTTTGGACCTACGGAAACCTCGCCAACCATTGGCACGTTCCATTTAATATCATAGGTCTTTGAAATATTGCTTGGTAATTTATCAAAAATATCGGTGAAGATTTCTTTTACTGTGTCTACCTCCTTGTTTGGGCAATCTGCTACAATAGAATCATGTACTGTAGATACCAGCAATGACTCTAGATTATACTTTTTAAATCGTTGGTGCGCCGCGATGCGAGCTACTGCCATCACATCAGCGCCAAGTCCCTGGTTAATCCAATTACAAATATCAGGCTCGGACCATACCATTTCACCACGTTGTTGTCTTGGTTCAAATGTATATGATCTACCAATTGGTGATACAAGTTTGCCTGTCTTTTTTACTTGATTGATATATGTTAAGTGAGTCTTATGTAATACTTTATATTTATCATAGTATCTATCAATAACATCTTGCCAAAAGTCTACTGATCTAGATACACCCATGAAGTCTGGGTCTCTACTATAGGCAAAGGCAGGACCACGATAGATCCAACGGAACAAGAAGACCTTAGCAATAAGACGCGATGGTAGTTTAAATGCCTCTTGATTTGCTCGATGAATGTCATGCTTGGTTGGGTCAGAGACAACTCCTTCCCATTCCTCTAGACCAACAGGATCTTGTGATAAGAATAAATAACTACACCATTCAAGGCTCTTAGCGTCTAC